GACAATGTCACCAACAACCCCAAAGATGTCAGCAAAGACCCTACGCAACCGTAGAAAACGTCTCGCTAGAAAAGCACGCCAAACGGCTGCTAATAGCCAATTGCTGCCAGGCATTGGGTACAACACTAATAGGAATGGAGTGGCCCCATCACGTGCAGATCCTCGAACATTTAATCTATTAAATAATCTTGGAAACACTATTGATGGGCGTGCTGCTTGTATGAAGATCCTACACCCATGTATGGAAACTGGTAACCACGTTACGAAATTTCCTGATGGAGCCGTATCTACTAGTGTCGTGCTCGAGCGAAGGGATGAATATTCCATACCACCTCCAAAGGATTTTGGTGCTGTGAAACTTGAAACATGGAGCTGTTTAGTATTTCACCTACCATTTGCCATGTGCAGAACAGTTGTGTGTAGATACCATGCAGCATTACCAGTTAGTGAACAACGCGTCGAAACAGCATTAGCTGCAATGGTCGCTTTGTTTCTCGATCAGGATCACAACAAGGAATACATCTACCCAAATTGGACTGATAAAGATATTGGACCTACTGATAATGGAAACATTTCACAATGGTCTGTATTGACATCAGATACTTTAACACCAGAACTCCTATTGAACAGTGGCTCTGACGTCATGCGTTCAATCAGGCGCACTTGCATGGGTGTTACAGTTGATTTGGACGCACCTGCTTTAGCAAATCAAGGACGAGTGATTACTGGACAATGGGGACCCGATGTGGCTCTTGGAACACTATCATTTAATAAGGACAATGCTGTGGAAGTACGTGATATTTATGATATCAACGACCCTGCTTGGACCACCAATGCAATAGTAAGTTCCGATGAGTTCTGCCGTCAAGCACAAGCAAAATATGGTTCTTACACACCTATAAGACCTATTGGACTTGATGTGCCTTTTACTCCTATCACTGAGAAACGAGTCATTAGCATGAGATCTAATTTGGCCGGAATCAACTTTGATACAGTAGAAGCATTCGGGGACCTTTGGCTTAGGGGATGGTGTACCGCTGTTGAATCATGGGACGGAATGGACAGGTCGGCATCGTTGCGAATGAAAATTCGCGAGGATATCGAACTCATAGCGGCTCCAAAATCACCGTATTCACCATTTTCAACACCTGCACTACCTGATGACTTGAGGGCTAGGACTATGATACAAGAATTCTCAAGAACCCAGCCACACTCTTATCCTGCTGAAGATAACGAGTTCGGAAAGCTGGTACCTAAAATTCTCAGCGGCATCGCCGGAGCACTGTCAAATTTAGGTATTCCTGTAGTTAGTCCAATAGCATCTGTTGTTGGAAATGTCGCCGATAGCGCTTTTGGGAAAATGGTCGGTGACTGGTTGGACAAGTTGTTTTAAAACTGTTGTTAGTGAACTCAGCTAACAATACAATTTTATCTTTGACTAAATACTTTTGGTCCTGAGATGATGGTTGAAATTATCAGCAATTTTCCTTGCTAGGCGGCAAGGTTAACAACCATCTTAGCCTAGTGGCTGTGGTGGCCACCGACTCTCGTAACTTTGTAGCATTTAGTACTAAGTCTGCGGGCTGAAAAACACAGAAATTGTGGGCACTGTCAACATTTCATTGTGAAGTAAATACTAATATGCTGCCGTAGCAAAGCACATCGATAACGTCGG